CAGTGGTGAGACTGAACACTTCAGCAGCACAAAACCTGCATTGATTGCTAATTGGCATCGTCAAGCATATCGCAATCAACTTATCTTTACCACATATCACTCCCTGCACAAAGTGCAAGAGGCAGGTATCAACGTAGACACCATTTATTTTGATGAAGCACACAATTCTGTGCAACGTAACTTTTTTCCTGCTACTGAGCATTTTTCTGCTGACGCTGACCGCTGCTATTTTTTCACTGCTACTCCTAAACACTCTGTTACCATCTTCAAACCTGGGATGAATGATGGTGCTGTTTATGGTCAAGTGATCTGCAACGTTCCTGCTCCTAAGTTGGTTGAAGAAGGTTACATTCTTCCTCCTAAGGTTGTTGTGAAGCAACTCCCTCAGGGTGAATATCAGCAGTCTGATGAGCAGAACTTGATTGAGACTATTGATGACAATTCTCTCAACAAAATCCTGATTGCTGCACGTTCTACCAAACAGATTGTGCGTCTTGTTTCTCAGACTGACTTCTGTATTCAGTTGCGTGAGCGTGGTTACAACTGGATGTATATCACTTCCAAGACTGGTGCTATCATCAACGGCATCAAAGTTTCCCGTGAAGAGTTCTTCAAGACTCTGAATCAGTGGGGACAGGATGACACTCGTTTCGTGATTATGCACCATTCTATTCTCTCTGAGGGTATCAATGTCAAGGGACTGGAAGCAGTCCTGTTTATGCGTAACATGGACTACATTGGTATCTCTCAGTCAATCGGTCGTGTGATTCGTCTGGGTGGCGCTGAGAAGACCTTTGGACTGGTATGTGTGCCAGTCTTTGATAAGGTCGGTATCGGCACTGCTAAGAGCGTTCAGGCAGTGGTTGACACCGTGTTTCAACAGGGTGAACCTGCCATCAGTGTCGTCCGACGCTGAAGTAAATCTTAAGTAATCAGCATTTCAGCACATTAGGTGCTATACTAAAACTGTTCAGGAATCAAACCATGAAGTGCAAAGTCCAACTGTTCAAAGCAGGCACCTTGTTTGAAGAGGTTGTCATCGCTCGCGACTATCAGGATGCTAAAAAGGTTGCAACTGCCCGTAATCCTGGCGCTCAAGTTGTAAGTGTTACTGCTGTTTTTTGATGGGTTTTCTTAAACCATTTGTTCCTTTTCCTAGTATTCTCGATCCTAAACCTAAAAATCCATTAGGTTATGTAACGAATGATGGACTTTGGGCAGTAATTCCTTGTGGAAAGAAGTACGCCATTATACATAATGGCAGTCAAGTAGCAATTCTTAACACCTACAAACAATCTGTTGATTTCATCAACAACCAAAAGAAAACCATTAAAAAGAAGTCACGCAAATGACCGATAAACACGAAAAGCGACGCGATGCTCTGGGACTATTCTATGAGAGTGTTCTCAAACCAGACCATCAATTACGACAATGTGCTCACAACCAAGAGTGTTTTCATGAGTTGATGGAATGGCGAGACGAAATTATCCATTATCTTGATGAGCGTAGAAATCAGGAGTTCCATTGATGGATTCTCCCCACATAATCCTATTTGGATTCTTTGCGGTAGTAGCATATTTCATCGTAACAGATGAAAGTGTTGCTGCCGCTTTTGTGTATGCATTGAAGTTAGTATCTACTAACATTAGACGCCACTGGTGGTGGTTATTGAACAATCCGAAGAATCCTGTGGTAAAATACTTTATACACCGTCGTTCTATGCGTTTGGCAAAAGAACTGGTGGAAGAAATAAATAAAAACAAACATACATGAGTCTATGTTATCAACACAATACCGTTTGCGATTAGAGTTTATCTGCAAATGTATCGCTAACGGTGAAGAGGTAAAACTTGATGATATGATTTGGGCGGAGAAGTTGTCAAAGGCAAATACTTCTGCTCGTGAAATGCTAAAAAAAGCACGTCGTGCTGCTGCTAATCCTGATATTCAGGAAGGTAGTATGGATGATTTTATGAATAAGATGGGATTAGGAGACCCCGACCCATCTAATTACAGAACGGGGTTTGATGGTGCCGATGAAATTGTAGATTGGTTCAAACAAGACAAACCAGATGATTGGAGGCAACGTGACTGAAAAGATTACACCTGAAACATATCATAAAATGAATGAAGAGTTTGAAGAGGATGGACTTGCTTTCCGAATAATTGTCCCTACACAAGAACAAATTGATGCCTGGCAGGAGGGTAGCAATGACTGAAAAGCCAATTCCTTGGGGTAAATTACATGAAATTGCCGACTCATTAGAGGGTAAATTGGTTCATATCACTTGTGTAGATCATACTGGCAGAGACTACAAAAGAATTGTAATTGAATACGAGGAGAAAAAGTAATGGAAGCAGTAATCTATTCTAACGGAAATCAAGAGTGTGAACGTGCCAAAACACTCTTAGAAAAACTTAATTTTCAGATTCAGGTTTATAAATTAAATCATCACTTCACACAAAAAGGTTTTGTTGCTGAATTTGGTGATGAGGCAGAATATCCACAGGTTAATGTTGGTTTCAGACATATTGGTGGATTAAAGGATACATTGCACTACTTTCAACAAAATAACCTACTATGAAATCTATAATCCTTATTGGTTGCTTCACTCCATTGGCATTGATTTGGATTATTATGAAACTAAGTGTGTGGATTAACGCAGTCAACGAAGAGCAAAACTATGTCAGAGCAGAATCCAAAAAACCACACGGACCATATGTGGCAAATGCATATGAAGATGTTGACGCAGAGGAAGAAGAGTATGGAGATCGCACGGATTATAGATGATGCTCTCTATGAGTATTATGTTGTAGAGCGTGGTGAAGAAGTTCCAAACTGGAGATACATCAAAGATGCTGATTGGTGGTTAGAGTATCTTGACTCTTTGGGTATTGACAGGCGGAACCCATAGTGCTATAATACGAGCATAATAAACTCACATCATGGACTACAAACCCTATTCACCAGAGTGGCATCGGAAACGATACCTGAAGGAGGCATTGGATAAGTATTTTGATGATTATGTTGAAAACGAAGTCATCTATGGTGATATGATGGATATTCTTTCCACAAGGATGTCTGCTGCTGTAGATGAAGTAAATAAGGTTATGGATCTTAAGGATAAATTTAAGTTTTCATGAACTTTGTTTTAAGTATTCTCTTTGCCGTAACTCTGTGGGTTCAAGTTCCACAATGGGATGATGATTGGAGTAATTGTGCTGTTGATGTCCCTGATTCATCTTGCCATTGGTATATTGTCAATGCAGACAATACCTTCGGAGAAGGATTTGACTGGGAAACAGCACCTTGGTATTCAGTAGAAGGACTGTTAGATATTGCAAATTTGCACGATGCTGTAGTAGAATCAGGTCATCAATATACTATGGAAGCACTTCAAGATGGTAAATGAAAAAACTATTTGATACTCATTTCTACGTTCATTTTAGAGCACCAAATGCTGATGAACTAATTTCTTTTCTCAATGAGAAGAATGAAATCAACAATGATAAGTTTAAGTGGGGAAAAAATTGTATTATTGATAGAGTCCCATTAAAATCATCTCCAGATGTGGTTGAGATTCTAACACCATCAATGGTTAAACTTGCAGATGAGTTAAATCATAAAGGTAGTTTCTTCCTATTTCATCCGTGGATCAACGTCTACAATGAATACTCACATCAAGAAATACATGAACATACTGGCAGTGACATGTCTGCCGTCTTCTTTATGAATCATGGAGAAAACTTTTCTCAGTTCTACTTCAGAGATAGATTTAGTTGTCTCTTAAGTGAAGGTGTAAAGAAGATGATAAATTATAGCGATACTCAGGTGCTTACTGATATTAGTGCTGGCGATATGATATTCTTCCCCAGTAACTTCTATCATGGTGTCAATCCTCACAAAAGTAAAGAGGTGAGGAAAACTTTATCATTCAACTTTAACTTTGAATTTAATGACTCCTAAACTAATCACTCCAGACGATCCACAGTATTTTACACAATCGTCTGATGAAATCTATGACAGGCACGATTACAAAATTGTGTCTAAATCTGGTGAATCTGTTATGGTTGACAACTGGGAAACAGTTCAAATGACGTGGTTTCAAAGAGGTGTATTTCTCTCACACATTGAAGTCCTAGATAAAAAAGAGGAGAGTAAAGGTTTCAAATGAGCGTACAATTTCGTAAGCATCGGGTGTTTCGTGAAACTCCTGATGTTGTATTCTATGATATTAGTGTAGATGATTCAAACGCATCTGATCTTGTGGTACACGAAGGACCAGCAATTTCACCACCAGACGATGCAATCGGTGCAAAACAGTTCTACATCCACCATCATCAAGTGGACCATAATCGTGTCCT